CCAAGTGTCACATGCCATTGCCATGTCAACATATGGTTTTTCTTCAGAAGAAAAGTCTACATCAATAAAGGTACGCAATTTAGATTTCAAATTCAATCTATCAATAAAGCTATATTGACTTATGTCCCGACCTTGAGTTTCGAAAAAATTAAGGTCAGAGAATTTTTTGTAACCTTTTTTAAATGATGTACCTAATCCAGGATACTTTTCCTGAATTTTACGTTCAATACGAATGTCTTCAACGACATTCAAAAATGAACGAGGTATTTGCATTTCTTTTGGAGAATCATGCCAACCATCAGCTGGTGTAAAAAGTGCATGACCGACTTCATGACCAATAAAAAGATCTTCAACATCAGAACCATAATCATTAGTAAATAAAGGAAGGCCAAGCACCCTTGATTCTACATCGAAAAAAGCTGTCTTATAGTTACCGCGTTGCACGGTAACATTTTCATTGGCCAGCAGACGGGCCAATATTGACTTAGACTGAGTTTCCATAACTATCTCCATTTGATGATACCATTATATACCCATCAAATGCATATGTACAATTTATTTTCATTTATTTTTCGTAATAGAATCAATAACTTAGAGTGTGGATTTTCTAAGTTATTGATTTGTAAGGAAATAAGAATTGTAATAAATTGTAACGATTTTGCCTTTCTAAGTTATTGATTCATAAGGCAAAATATTAATGTTAATGAAATCAATAACTTATGGTGTTGTACAGCTATCAATATATTCCTGCAGCATTTCTTCAACTAATTTGTTAAAGGTAATATCCCTGGCATGAGCCAATTTCATTAACTCAAACAATTCATGATCATCTACATCTATGCCTATTGTTACCATTTTATCATCTGTACTTGTCATAATCAATCTCCAATTAATAACATTTTAGAAAAGTTGTGATCTTTTTTGAACGTGATCTTATTCCGGAATTTGCCATCAAGCAAATCGCCTTTGTGTGATATCACAAACACGTTCGTACTAGCATCTAGTGTGTTCAGAATTTTCATTAAATTTTCTACACCATCATGATCAAGAGAAGAATCAAAGGTTTCATCTAAAACTAATAAGTTAGTTGAAGTAGAATTTTTCATTTTAGCAATTTGCCGCCAAGTAAAAAGCAATGCTAAATCGATACGTTGCTTTTCTCCTTCTGAGAAAGAAGCGTATACAAACGAATCGCGATACCTAGATCTAATAGTCTCATTAAAGCTTTCATCAAGATTAAATGAAACAAAAAAATCTAAAACTTGTAAGTATTTATTAATTAGAGTATTCATAACTGGTAGATACTGCTTAACAACTTTTGTTTTTATTCCAGTATCCTTTAGCATCTCAGCAGCAACTGACATGTACAACCTTTCTGAAGAGAGAGTGTTTTTACTTTCAGAGAGTAATGTTTTTGAATCAAGTAAAGATGCATACTCAGAATTTACATTCGATAAATCTTCACGGTTATTACTCAGAGCTGCAATTTCTTGAAGTAACACGTTAATACGTTTTCTAGATTGAGCTACAATGCTATTGTTTGTAGTAATACTATTAGACAATAGTTGCAAATGCGCTAGTTCAGAATTTGTGTATGTCACCAACGCTTCTAATTTTTCAGACTTTGTTGTTAGTAATTCTAAAGCGCTATGTAGTTCTTTTGCTCTAGACTTAGAGTGATCCAATTTCGTATCACGAATATTATGAGGAATTTCTTGCGTGCACGTAGGACACGTAGAATTTTCTTCATAAAATTTTGCATCACTTACTATAGTCTTTATTTGCTGCTGTAATTGAGCTTCAATCTTTATTAGTTCGTTTTTCTTTGAAGTGTTCGTTTTTAATGTTGAATTAAGAGACGTTAAGTTATTAGAGATATACTCTTGCGCAGAGCTATTGCTGTTTTCTAACTGGGATATTTCAGTCTTGATAGTATCAATTTCTTGTGTCTTTATTTTAGTCTGTTCATCATTCAGTTCGTTAATATCACGAATGTATTTTTGCTGAAGTACAATCTTTTCTTTAGTAAGATCTAATTGATAAGTAATATCGTTTATTTTTTCTTTTAGTTTAGAATCTTTTTCTTTTAAGAGCTGGCTCATTTTAGAAAATATTTGGATATCTAACAAGTCTTCAATTACATCTCTACGATGCTGCGCTGGCAATTGCATAAAAGGAATAAATGATGAAGAACCAAGAACCACAATCTGATGAAAAGATTTATGATTCAATTTGAGTATGTTTTGTTCTAGATACTTTTGGTAATCTTTAGCATCTGATGATTGGTTAATCATATTGCCATTTTGCCAAATTTCAAATTTGTTTGGTTTCAATCCTCGCTTTATAATAAACTTATGTACACCAACGTCAAACGATACGTCAACTTCACAATTTTTATTATTAATCGTGTTAATCAATTGCGGCTTATTGATATTACGATGTGGTTTACCAAATAATGCAAATGATAATGCGTCAAGTAAAGTACTTTTACCTGAGCCATTATGGCCTACAATAAGCGTAGTAGGACTTCTATCTAATTGGATAGTCGTAGAATCATTGCCAGTAGATAAGAAATTACGCCATGTAATAGATCTAAAATTTATCATGTAATTTCCATAGATTGAGCTTCAACAAAAAGATTACGCATTAAGCTCTTTAACATAGGTTTATTCAATGTAGTGTCAACAGCATCAACATATGAATCTAAAAGCTGCGTAGTGTCTTCAACAGATATTGATTCATCATTAACATTATCACCAATAAATTCTTCAAAGGTTTCAGCAATTTTTAACTCGTGAATTTCTTGATCATTTAACTTATCAAGAAACTTATCAAATATATAAGGGTCAGACTTTTTAGCAACAATTACCTTTACGAATTTATTGTCTAAGTTTGGTACTACATAGCTATTATAATCTATTTGTTCATCGTTGTACACCAGTTTTTCAAACATAGTATACGGATTTTTTACTGGAGTAATTTCACGAGTTGCAGTATCAAGTACGTGAAAATATTTTTGATCTTCACAATCAGCCCAAGTAAACTCCATTTGAGAACCTAGATAGTGGATATTGCCCTTACTTGATTTAGTATGAAAATGCCCAGATAACACCATTTCAAATCTATCAAAGATTTCAGTGGTCATGCCATGAGTGTTCGGCATACCTTTCATCATATCAAATCCAATTAATTCTAAGTGCGCACCAAGTATCGATGCTTTACAAGTCTTAATAAAATTTATAGATTCGACATAGTTTTCAGAATTAATCCATGGAAGCAACGCAATAGAACAACCGTCGTAATCGAGTACCTTCGGTTTCATTACGATATTAATGTTTGACGTGTAATATCCCAATAGTTCTTTTAGTGTGCAAAGGTCATTAGTGTTTTTATAAAATACATCATGATTACCAGGAATGATATCCATATGAATACCCTCTTCTTTCAAGACATCTAAAAACATTTTTCTATTTGCGTTTTGAGCTTTCATATTAATATATTTACGATGATCAAAGTAATCACCCAAATGTATTATCTGCTTAATGCCATTTTCCTTTAAGTAAGGAAAAAATACTTTAGTATAAAAGGTATCTTGATATTCAATAAAAATATCAGAAGAATTACGCATACCGCAATGAGTATCATTAATTATAGCAATTTTCATTGAAACGAGTTACCCATAAATTCTTCAACACCATACTCATCATCTTCTTCTATTTCGACCTTAGCACGTTTTTCCTTCTTAGCAAATTCTTTTAACTCACGATCAGTATCTCTAACACGATCTATTCTATTACGAAGATCGTCAAAAAAGCTGTGTTCATGATCTGACGAATCATCGTTCTCTTCGACAAACTCTTGAAACCCTGCCCTATCAATCCATCTAAGTTTGATATCTTGTTGTTTCTTTTCTTTTTCAATTCTTCGAAGAAATGCGTAATAACAAATTTGAGTAAAGTACGCAAAGGCATTAGGCATACCAGTACGGGTTATAGTATCAATGTCATAATTATAAATTGCCTTTAAGCAATTTTCAACTGCATCCATTACCATTTCTTCTCTATACGTATATCGAATGAAATTGGATTTATGCGATAACCCTTCTGCAATTTTTAAAAAGCATAAGGCAATATAATTAGGTACTATAGGGATTTCAGTACAAGACGCTTTAGCAGTATTTACAGAAGTGACGTATTCAACAATTGCTAGAGAGAACTGCTTATTGTTAACGTAGTGAGGTTTATCTTTTGGCTTTATTGGTTTTGAAATCATATAGATTCTCCTTTATAATAACTTATTATATCACGGGTAATTATAAATGTACAATAAAAATATCGGTGTACAGTTTTACAATTGTGTGATATAATAATAGAGTGTACCGGGGAGAGAGGTGTATATTAATGTTTTACATCTGGTATATTTGTTAATGAATAGAAATCATCTATATCATTGGTATCGTCATCCTCATCAGCATCAGTATCGGTATCAGCTGATGAATCGAGTACGGCCTGAATGTATCTTTCTTCTACATCACCGCTAACGTTAGTATAAGCAACAATGCTATTTACATTCAAATTAATAATATTATTTCCAGATAGTGGCATATACTTAGTAAAGTAATATCTAATATTATTATTTTTTTCTTTTATAAGATTCAGTTGAAATGGATACTCTAGAATAATTAAGTCAATAGAAGACTTAGTACTAATTGCAGATATTATCTGATCACCATTTGTCAATTTTATATTTTTTATAGCAGTATCACTTATATTCATAATTTAATCTCATAGATCTTATAGTTAAACTTTTCTTTAGTATATATCTTTATGCGATCTGCTGCATGTGTTAATGTATAATTCTTAGCATGTTTCCAATGTAAATCGTCTGCAATATCAAAAAGCTTAGTTGTTCTACCATCATCACTTTTTCTTAAGCCTCTACCAATACTTTGCAAAACTTTTATTTGACTCTTTGATGGTGAAGCAAATATTATATTGTGTAAGTTTTTAATATTTATACCAGTAGAAAACGTACCTAGAGACGCAACAATAATAGCGTTCTTTTCTGTTTCTGTAATTGTTCTAACGTTTTCACGGACGTCAACATCTGTTGCACCAGAAACAAAAAATATTTTACGCTTACTATGTGCTTTTTCTTTTATAATATCATATAGTGGCTTACCATGTTTCTCTACAAGATTAAATAAAACAAGAGTATTACCATCTTGATCTAAAGCTAAATTCGCAATGAATTTATTTCTAGGATCATGTGAAACTATAAAATCAATTTCTTCTTGATACTTTGCTTTTGATATTAGTCTGCAGTGATCATCACTGTATTTCAATAGCATTATTTGTATTTCTAATAGACTCAAATCTCCTGAATCCATTAATGTTTTTGTAGTAGTTACATAATATGCTGGACCAAAATATCCTTCTAATACGAGCTTATGAGTTTGAGTACCATCTAATGTTCCCGTAGTACCAAACCGGTATTGTGCTTCTTTGCATTTAGTCAGAATTGACGTAAGGCTTTTTGCTTTAAAGTTATGTGCTTCATCGCCTATTACCATACCATAAGGTTCAAACCATGGCGTGTTCAATTTATAAATTGATTGCCATGTGGTAATTACTACACGCTGCTTAAAGTTTTTTTCTTTGCCAGAATATATTCTATGACAATTTTCTTCATTATTATAGTTTTCATCATATTCAGAATAATCGCCAAAATCTTTATACATTTGTTCTACCAATGACGTGGTAGGAACAATGATAATTATTTTTTTATTATGGTTTTCTAGATACCATCTTACAAGCGTGTAGATGATTAGTGATTTGCCAGATGCAGTAGGAGATATAAGCATTCCAGCTTTATTTGTTAATGCATATTGGACAGCATCTATCTGATAATCTTTTGGAAATATTTGTGCGCCCTTTGATGTATATGTGATATCTTTCATAAATGAAGTATCTACACCTTCGTGCACGGCAGGCATACCATAATAGTTACTATGAATAATTTCTATAGAATAGTCTCTACCAGGAGTTTCAGCAAACTCTTTCAAATACTTAAAAAGACCTGCAGGTAATTCTTTAGTACGAATGTCATAAAGGCGAATTTTTCCATCCCATAATTTATTTTTATATGCAGGCATGAATTTATATCCAGGCACATAAAAGCAAAAGAAATCGGATAGTTCGTTGGCTACGCCTGGGTCACACTCGACCCGCAAAAAGACATAGTTAATATATTGTACTTTTATAACATTCATTAGCTTCCACTTTCAAATCGACGCCAATCTATCATATTCTTAATAGTAGAATGACGCCATCGAATATTATTAATAATTTCTTCTAATGTATCTATTACAGTTTTAAGATAGTCAATTCTAGCTTGAGCTTCTTGTATATCGGCATCAGCGTCATAGTAATAGTCCATATCGCCTTTTAATATTTTTAGTCCATTCAATGCATCGTATTTCCAACCAAGAGCATCCATATCAGCTTTTGGCATTTTGCCATTATACCATAGCCATTTATTTTTTAGCAGTATTTTGAATTCAGCATCTCTTCGCCGAATTTGTAATTTGTTAATACTGAGGAGTTCTAGATATTTCGAATGCAGTGATGCAGTATTTTTAGAAGCTTCATCTAATCTTACATCATCGATGACAGAATCTTTTTTCCACATATCAAGTATTTGTTCAAGAGTCATAATATATCCTTCAAGTTTTCATTGTATAGTACTATATATTATACCACATTTCGCTTGAATTTGTAATAGTCATATTGAAATGAAACTGTGGCTGTTAAGTACTCAACATCACTAGCAGTAATGTCAAATGGTATAGACCCTAAACTGATTGGCATAGCGTTAATAAATTGAATTTCTCTAGCAACATTATTATTTGAATCAAGAATAATTAATTGCATGTCCTTTGTAGTGCTAGTGCCTTTAACTAAAGTAAAAAGCCAATCATGGATTTCCATATAGTTAATAAATTTTTCGTCAATTAAGAAAGATAACTCCAATGTACCATAAGTAATTTTATCTGGAGTAGAGTATATATTCACCTGTCTTGAATTCAACGGAGCAGCTGTAACTGAAATTTCTGGTAAAGCTACTGTTTGCACATTAAATTGGGCATTAGCATAATTTAAATTATCTATGACTAATCTAAATGCTGTAGGATTAACA